TCGGTTTATCTGAAAACGAAAAAGAACAGATACTACAAACCATAGTGGAACACGATACTATGGATTTACAAAAAGCATCTGACAAGATTACAAAAGAAATAAGTTCTTCTAAAAAAGATTAAAGAAAATGCCATATAGAAAACCAGTTCTAAAAAGGAAACCTAAAAATAGTGATAACGCTTTTTTTAGTAAAATTAGAGGAAATATTGCTCAATTCATTGAAGAAAAATCATATGATTTTTATGAACTTGAACCAATTGAAGTTAAAGAAGTATTATTAGATTTAGAAAACTGGGAAGGGCCACGAGATAGAGATGGAAACCCTGATTTAAGATATTATGGAGCTATAAAAGGTAGTTGGATTTTGGACAAAAAAGGACAATTTTTACCAGTAGGGGATGGTTGGGTAATACCATTAGACCCACACATTAAAAGTTATCCTGTTCGTGGTGAAAGTGTTGTTGGTGTAAACTATCTCGGTAGAACATATTATACAACAATTATAAATTATTGGAATAATCCAAATAATAGTATTCTTACTGGATTGAGTGATGTTGGGATAAAACCTAAACAAGCTCCACCAGATATTTATATGAAACCAGAACTTGGTAAACCAATACAAGCGGAACCAGGTGATTTAGTTATACAAGGTAGATATAATAATTCTATCAATATAGGTTCTCAAGATATGGTAGGTTCTTCAATTAAATTAGTTGCAGGACATAGTAGTGATGGAACTTATGATTTGAAAAAAGACGCGGCTTCTATTTATATACAAGAAAAAGGTGGTGTGTCAGTTAAAAACCCAAATAGTGCAATGGGTGAAAACATTGTTCAAGGTAGTAAAATTGTTTTAGATGCAGATTATATTGTAATTAATGCTAAAAAACAATTAAAATTACAAGGTGCAAATTTAGTAGAAGTGGTGGGTAAGAATACAGAAGTTAAACATAATGCTGGTGGAAAGATAGTAACAGGTGAAACTGATAAACCTATTGATGAAATAAGAGAGAAAACTAAGAAAAAGCTCAATGATGAAGCGAAGAAAAAATTAAATGAATTCAAACAAACTTTGAAACAAACAATAGGAGTTCAAGTCCAAGATTTTACAAATATGTTAGCAACTTTAGATACTTTACAAGATAAAGCTAAAGATGCAATAGAAGATACTGAAAAAGTAGTTGATAAAATGAGAAATACATCATTTACTTTAAATGCACCAAAATTTACAAAAGTTCAAGACAAAGTAAATAAACTACAAAAAGATTTAGCAGAAACACCAGACATTTTACCAAATGGTTCACCAAATCCAAAGAAATTTAAATTGGTAGCAGATTTAATAAATGTATTCAGAAGTTTCTCAACATTAGATTTCATAAATGAAGATATCGTAACGATAGAGAAAAAGAAATAGGAGTAAATATGAAAGCAAGTAAATTAGTATCGTTAATAAAAGAAGTTGTTAAACAAGAGGTTAAAAAACAAGTAACCAATATACTTATTAACGAGACAAATATTCCCAAAACAAAACCAGTAGTTAAGAAGAAAAAAGTCAAGGAACAGAAATTCACAGACAATCCAACACTTAATAAAATTCTAAACGAAACTGCACAACAACAAGAAGAATATCCAACATTAGGCGGGGGAACTTTTGATTCAAGTCGTGCAACAGAATTGTTAGGATACGGTAGTTTAGGGAATGATGAAATTAAACGAGAAGTAGCGGCCGCAGGCACAATGAAAGGTGCAGGTATGAATCCAGAAGCAGCTCCAGAGCACTTAAAAAACGCTTTGACAAGAGACTATTCAGACTTAATAAAAGCTATTGATAAGAAAAAAGGTAAGTAATGGCAAGTGCAAGAGAAAATGATTTAAACCCAGATGTTAAGATAGGTTTAAAGTTGCCGTTCACAAGAGATAGAGCTGGTTTGTTTGGACAAACAGAAACTACATTAGAACAAGCAGGATATAATATACAAAATTTATTATTAACTGCAAAAGGTGAAAGAGTAATGCAACCTGACTTTGGTTCTGATTTAAGAGCTTTATTATTTGAACAACATACAGATGATTTAGAAAGAAGAGTTGAAGAAGCTGTAATAGATTCAGTTTCTACTTGGTTGCCTTATGTTAAAGTATATACAATTAATATTATACAAAAAGATAATACACCTAATACTATGAATGTTGATATAAAATTTTCTTTAAATTATGAACCAAATAGATTTAATACAACAACCTTAAGTGTTGAAAGTGAACAGGAGTAAATAAATGCCAGAAGTAAGAAAAGATGTAAAGTATTTAAATAAAGATTTTTCTCAAATAAGAAACAATTTGATAGAATTTTCTAAACAATATTTTCCAAATACATATCAAGATTTTAACGAATCAAGTCCTGGTATGATGTTTATTGAAATGGCAGCTTATGTTGGTGATGTAATGTCATATTATGTAGATTCACAATTTAAAGAATCTTTATTAGGATATTCAGAAGAGTTAAGAACTCTTTATTCAATGGCTCAAACTTTTGGATATAAACCAAGAATATCAGCACCTTCGTCAGTAGAGTTAGAAGTATTCCAATTAGTTCCAGCAACAGGAACAGCCGCAAGTATAAAACCAGATTATGATTATGCATTAAATATTCCAGTAGGAGCAAGAATTGAATCTTCTAATGGAACAACCTTTAGAACAATACAAGATTGTAATTTTAAATATAATTCTATAAGGTCACCAAGAACAAAAGAAATTTTTGAGAGAGATACTAATCAAACACCAACATTTTATTTATTAAAAAAACTTGTTAAAGCTCAAAGTGGAGCAATAACAAGTGAAGAACATACATTCGGTGGAGCAAAAAAATATTCAAGAATTAAATTATCTAATCCTAATATTATAGAAATAATAGGTTGTAGTGATTCAGACGGAAATTCGTGGTATGAAGTAGATTCATTAGCACAAGATACTGTATTTGATGAAGTTGAAAATACTTCTGATAATGACCCATCACTTTCACAATATTCATCTGATGCTCCATATTTGTTAAAACTAAAAAGAGTTTCAAAAAGATTTACAAGTTTTAGAAGAACAGATGGAAAAACAGAATTACGATTTGGAGCAGGTGTTTCTGATAATCCAGATGAACAGATAATTCCAAATCCTGATAATGTTGGTTCAAACTTATCAGATAGTCCTACAAAATTATTTGAAAAATTTGACCCAAGTAATTTCTTAAAAACAAAATCATATGGACAAGCTCCAGCTAATACAACATTAACAATAACTTATTCTTATGGTGGTGGAAACCAAGATAATGTCCAAGCAGGAGATATTACTAAAATAAGTGCAATTAGTTATGAAGTAGATAGTTCAGGTTTAAATTCTTCAACATTAGATACAGTAAAAAATTCAGTAGCGTTTTCTAATCCAGAAGCATCAAGTGGTGGACTCGGAGCAGAAACACCAGAAGAATTAAGAGAAAATATAAAAGCGTATTTCCAAGCACAAGGTAGAGCAGTTACCAAAGAGGATTATATCATTAGAACTTATGCATTACCAGATAAATATGGTAATATTTCAAAAGCTTATATTGTTCAAGATGACCAATTAAGTCAGAATACAGAAAGAAATTCATACATAATAAAAGATTCAGATGTTGGTAAACCTTTTTCTGAAATACAAAAAAGAATACCTAATCCATTAGGACTGAATTTATATGTTCTTGGATATGATTCAAACAAATTTTTACAAAATGTTAATGATGCTGTGAAAGAAAATTTAAAAATATACTTATCAAGATTTAGAACAATTACAGATGCAGTTAATATTAAAAATGCATTTGTTATTAATATTGGTGTTAACTATTCAATAGTTACAGCAAGTAATATAAATCAACAACAAGTATTATTGACAGTGAATGATACTATTAAAAATTATTTTGAAATAGACAATTGGCAAATAAATCAACCAATTATACTTTCAAACTTACAAAACAGACTTAATAGTATAGAAGGAGTAATGTCAGTTTCAGATTTAGCAATAATTAATAAATACAAAACTGCAGATGGGTATGGTGGTAATGTATATGATATGAGTTCAGCAAACAAGAACGGAATAATCTATCCAGCACTTGACCCAAGTATTTTTGAATTAAAATATCCAATGACAGATATTGTTGGTAGTGTAGTTGGTGGTGAAACAAGAGGAGGATACTAATGCATTTCTTTACATTTGCAGAAAAAGACGCAACACTTTATGAAGGTAGTGCCACACAAAGTAGAAATACTGGATTAGATGAAATATTAGAAGTTCGTAAAGATATGAACGCTGATGGTTCGGTAGTTAATGTATCGAGAGTATTAATTAAATTTAATATAACGAACATATCAGAGTCTATTGTAGCAGGAACTATTCCTGAAAACGCAAGATTTTACTTAAATTTATATGACGCAAGGTCAACAGAATTAACAACAAGTCAATCTTTATTCGCACACCCAGTAAGTCAATCTTGGGTTCAAGGAGATGGTAGATTTTTTGATAAACCAGCCACAACAGAGGGTTGTTCTTGGAGATACCGAGATGGTGAAACAACAGGAACTCAATGGATAAGTGGTTCAAATAATACGGGTGGAACTTGGTTCGCAGGAAGTGGTTATGAAGCATCTCAATCGTTTAATCACGAAACAATAGATATGAGAATGGATGTTACAGACATTATGAAAAAATGGTTGAGTGGTTCAGTAGCGAACGAAGGATTTATGGTAAAGCGTTCAGGGAGTATTGGTAATACATCATCTTCATTAGACGAAGGAAGCACAGACAGACTTGGAAATTTTTCATTCTTTTCAAGAGACACACATACTATTTATCCACCAAAATTAGAAGTAGAATATGATGATTCATCATTTACTACTGGTTCTCTATCCACATTAGATGCAGATGATGTTGATGAGGTTATGGTTTATATGAAAGGATTGAGAGAAGAATATAAAGAAAAATCAAAAGTTAAATTTAGAGTATATGGTCGTGAAAGATTTCCAACAAGAACTTATTCAACAAGTTCTCAAAATCTAACAGTAAAATTTCTTCCAACCCAAAGTCAATATTCAGTTAGAGATGCTTTGACAGAAGATGAAATTATACCATTTTCAACAGGTTCTTATTTAAGTTGTGACGGAACAGGTAATTATTTCAGATTAGATTTAAATGCGTTTCAACCAGAAAGACACTATCGTTTTCTTTACAAAGTAGTAAGTGGTAGTGGAAACACAAGAGTAGAACATATTTTAGATAACGACCACATATTCAAAGTAACGAGGTAAACAAATGCCTTACACAAAGGAAGAACTAAAAACTTATCAATATTACTTGAATAGAGTTGAAGACCAAAGACAAAAATATCAAGATTATTTAGATGACCAAAATATCAGTCAGACAAGTGAAAGAAATCATCTTGTTGCAAGTGGAAGTGATGTTTTAATAAGTTTTGAAGATATAGATGAAGGTAGAAGAAACCAATCCCCTTTTGGAAGAATTGGTTTATCAAGAGAAGACCATAAAATTTTTAAGACTAATGTATATCCAGATTTTTATAAAGGTGAAAAATACGAAACAACAATAAATACCGATATAGATAAATTAATTACACAAGCTCCAGAATTAAGGTCAGTAAGATTACATAACGCACCAAACAACAATATTTTAAAACCATCATTAACGGGTGAATTAGATGAAACTGGAACATCATTCCAACCATCTTTATTAACACCTTCAAGGGAAATACCAAATGTCAGAACAGACGGTTATACTATTGATTTAACAAACGGAGATATAATAGGAGCACCTGGAGCTCTTGACGGAGAAGAACCAGAACTTGGGTTAGATATATATTATTTAGAAAACAATCGTAGAAGAAGATTCCCTAATTTAGATATTTTATTTTCATATGTTGGAACTTTATTAAGTTCTAATATAGAATTAGAAATTATGATTGTTGTTAAAGAAGATTTAGAAAATATTTTATTAGGAACACCAATGGAATTTAATACATTATAAGATTATGGCACAAAACAATTCAAGATTAAAACAAAGAGATTATGATATTCTTTATTCTGGAACATCTATAAAAAAAGGAACTGAACCTACAACAGATTCTCCAGAATTTGGTTTATTAGATAGAGATTATATAGAAATGTCTATATTAAATAATAATAATGTAGTCATTGACTCTTTTGTAGTCGCTCGTGGAAATCAAATCGGACAACACTTTGATGATAATGGAGATTTTTTTATAAATCCAGGAATTTTTATGAGAGAAAAAGGTTATTTTTCTGGTGATTATAATATAGAATTTAATTTTTTAAGAGAGACAGCTGGTTCACCAGATAAAATAATATTAGTTGATGAAGATAATGATGTTTGGAATGGTGAAATAACCATAGATGAATATGGAACAATTTTTAAATCAATAGAAAATGAAGAAACTGGAGAAAATGAACAAACTGGAGAAAAATTAAGAGAAGTTCAATACAAATATTATATTGATGAAATATCAAGTGATAGAACAGAAGTTAGAATAGCTCAATTACCAATTGAAGAAGATACACTTTATACAGAACAATTTAAAGGTTTATCTGCAGATGGTGCAGTATTGAGGTATGATGGTCTTTCGTTAAAATTTCCTGATGAAGAAGGTGGTGGAGAAAAAAAGAATTTTGATGTATTAACCGAAGAGGAAAATATTATCACAAAAGATTTAATAGGTGGAGAATTAATTATACCAAACGCATTCCAAATTTTAGATTTATCATCATTGAGAGAAAAAGATGACGATGGTAATTTAAAAGAAGACGGGTTTAGATTTCTTAACGGAACAAAAACAAAAAATATTTTTAATAATTTCGGTGGTGTGAATGTTGGAGGAACCAAGCTTGGAAATCTTGTGGACTATAACATAGGAGACAATAATTACTATGTTGACTTACCAGGTAGTAATATTCCATTTAATGCTGCAAGAGATTCTGAAAATGGTAATCAATATATGTTTTATGGTATAGAAGTTGGAAAAGATGAATATTTCAATAATACTGAAAAATTTAATTATTTCACAGAGTCTTGGCCAGAATTTCCAGATAGAAGATTATTTGGTGGAGCAGGAATAACAGGTTGGAGAACAGCTACAAGGAAAGGTTATCCACTACATATGTATTGTGGAAATAAAGAATTACAAAAATTAAAACACTTTGATTGTGATATAGATATATATTTAACTGGTAAAACCCTTGTAAATAGTCAGACATTTGAACACAGACTTTCTACTAAATTTCAAGGAGAAAATACATTTATAGACTTAATAGTTCCAGTAGAATTAAGATTTGATAATGTAAGACAAAACGGAGCACTATGGTCTGGTGTATTTACATTTACCTACAATGTTCTTGATAAACAAAGAAAGTTCATTATATCAGCACCAAATATATTTGCTGTAGTTCCAGATAACAACGAAGGAGCGTCAGAAAGTTTTGTGAAGGGGGGTTGGAGTATATAATGAGAATGAACATAACATTAGGCCCTAAGTTTGAAAAAATAAACAACCTACCAACATTTGTTCTTGCAAATAATGAAGAAACCACAGCGACTTTTTCATTTTCTATGAAAAAAACAAAATTAAAAGATAAATTTTGGAAAAGAACAGGAATTAAATATACTCTTTATCGTGAAGGACAAATTGTTAATGAAACAGATAATAAACAACCAAATCCATATAAATTAGATTTGAAACAATTTGGACAAGGATATTTTCAATTAAAGATTACCGCTTTTGGTCGTAGAAAGTTCAGATATAAGTTTTGGACAAGAACAAAAAAGAAAAATTATGATAAAAGAATAGCATTTAAAATAATTGATACTAATGTAGTAGAAACAACAGCAGATGATAATTTTAATGGTATACCAACTGGAATTTTCGCACCATTTAAATCAACAATTACAGATATATTACCAGAAACAAATACAATTATAGTAGAAAATAAATTTGATAAAAATAGTCTTGGTCTACCAACAGATTTCCCAATAGATAGTGTGGTTAGTGAAAATATATCAACTTGGGCAATAAGATATAATACTATTGACTATTCAAATCTAAATACACTTTTGAGTGTAAATGGTCAGAAATCACTTATTGTAAACGCCGAAACAGATAGTGAAACATTTAAATTACCACCATATTCGGTTGTATTAAAAACATATGAACCATTAGTAAATAATATCACATCAGAAGATAAAGTAAGTGTTGTTAAAGAAATGGCAGAACCTATTAAGGATACTATAAGATTAGTTCCTTTTAATGATGCTGATTTGGGTGATAGATATTTATATCAACCAAATAACAAATCAATAGACTATATAAATAATTCAAAAACAAGTAAACAAACCCAAGATAGTTTATTAACAGATAATAATTTTTTATCTGGTTCTCTTTTTAACGCAATATTGAGTGGTAGTAATGAAGCAGATATTAATGTTGATTATAACGACTATGGAAATTTTTCAACATTTGGTTCAGTAAGAAAACGATTAGAAAATTTTTGGAACAAATTAGAACGAATAGAATATTATTCAAAAGAAAGTGGTTCTTTATCAGTAAAAGGAGCTTCTACAGCGTCAGTATATACTTCTGAAATTGTTAAAAACGAAGAATTAAAAAATGGTATCATAAACAATTTTGACCATTTTGAAAAATATCTATATTACGAAAGTTCATCAGCAAATTCAAGTTCGTTTGGATTAGAATTTGACACATCTTGGCCAAAAGAAAATTCAACAAAACCACATAATGTATTGAGTGTAACTTCATCAGCAGTAATGACTTGGTATAACAATAATATACAATCAGCCTCTTTATATGATGCAAGTAATCCAAGTCGTTTGATGAATTTAGTTCCAGAATATTTAAAAGGACATCACATAACATCAACAAATTTTGGAACAGCTACAGAGTCATATAATAGACACCAATCTAATACACAAGATTCCGACAATAAACCATTTTTGGACTTTTTAGATATGACTGGACATTACTTTGATAATGTGTGGGTTTATATTAAAGCATTCGAAGACATTTATGATAGAAGAGAAAAACTTAATGAAGGATTATCAAAAGATTTAGTATGGGCAGTATCTAATGCCTTTGGTTGGAATCAACCATCAGGTAAAGAAATACTTGATTTACATAGATATTTTAAAGGATACCAATTAAGTGGTTCAGCAACATCATCAACTTATGAAGTATATTCAGTTGAATCAGAAAAAGATATTGAAAGAGAAATATGGGGTAGAGTTCTTACAAGTATGCCTTATATTCTAAAAACAAAAGGAACAAAGGAGTCAATTCAAGCTCTTGTTAATGCATATGGTATTCCACCAACAATTTTAAGGGTAAATGAATATGGTGGACCAGATAATAAAGATTATCAACCTAATTTTAATATTCAACAAAGATATACAACAGCATTAGATTTTAAAAATAGTCAATATATTTTAAATCAATGGAAAGAGTCTTCTGGAAGTTTGAGAACACCAGATAGTATTGAATTTAGATTTAAAGCGGCATCAAGTTCTAATCAAGTTTTATTAGCCAAAGATGGTGATTTTGCAGTAAGATTGTTAGATGAGGGTTCAATAACTGATAAAAAAGGTAAAGTAGAGTTTGTTATAAGTAGTTCCCTAACAGGTTCAGTATTTGGAACACAGAGTGTAACTTCATCATTATTCCCAGTATTCAACAATGAGTTTTGGTCAGTTGGTGTTACAAGAGAATTAAGTAGTGGGTATGACCCAGAAGTAACAGCAGAATTTGATACCACATCAAGTATAAAGTATAATCTATATTTAAAACAATATGAAGCTGGTAGAAGTAAAATACTTTACGATTCAGCAACATCAATGACATTGAGTGGTTCAACTACGACCGTTGGAGTAACTTCATCTTATATGAATGGACAATGGACAGGAAGTGGTAATTTCTATTGGGGTTCAACTGGTTCATTTGGAGATATGGGTGTAGAGTTTACAGGTTCATTACAAGAGATAAGACTTTGGAACGCTCCACTTACACAATCAGCATTTGATAACCACACAACAGCTCCAAAATCAATTAATGGTAATCACGCATCAGCATCATATACAGATTTAATATTTAGATTACAATTAAATGAGAGTAGAAGTTTAGCAACTGATTCTGATTTACATAATGTAGCACCAGACCAAGTTACATATGCATCTACATCAAGTGCATTCCAAAGCGGTAGTGCACAAGGATTTACAGCAAATAATTATATTAATATTGAACAAGAAGAAAAATCTTTAGTGCCAAATATTGGACTTAATAGAAAGACAAATTCAAAAGTTAGAATAGAAAAAAATTGGATACCTACTGGTTCTACATTATCAGTTGATAATAGAACAGAAGAAAGTTTATATGACACATCACAATTAGATTCAAATAGACTTGGAGTATTCTTTTCACCAACAGATGTCATAAACCAAGACATTATAGAATCATTAGCAGATTTAGATATTGAAAAAGAGATAGCAGACCCGAGAGATGAACAAGAATTATTTTATAGAGGGTTGAGAGAATTAGCTAACTCATACTTCAAAAAATATACAGGAACAAATAATTTTTGGGATTATATGAGATTGGTAAAATATTATGACCAAGCTATATTTGAACAAATTAAAAAGGTATTACCAGCAAGAACTAAATTTAATTTTGGTGTAGTAATAGAACCAACAATATTAGAACGCTCAAAGAATATAGTTGGTAAAGGAGCATCTTATGAAGATGTGAAAAAAGACGGAGAAATTAATGTTGGTTTATTAGAAGCAACTCAATCTTGGAGAGGACCAGTTATGACTGTAACTTCATCAAATGATTCAACAGCTTCGTTTTGTTATATTGGAGAATATTCAGGAAGTAGATTATTAGAATCATCATATTATAATGTTAGAACAGCATCATTTGACGATAGTAGATATACAAATTCAAAATTAAGACAAACAGAAAGATATTATTCAATTGGTTCAGCTCAATCTGGTTCATTGGGAACTGGTTCAGCATTAATAGAAGAACCAGATGTGATATTTAACGAGGGTGTTTTAACATTTATATCTTCATCAAGATTGTCACAATATGCATACGAGAGAGAATTTTATTACACAAGTTCAGCCGCAGTTGGAACAGCAGGTGCTTCAGTTAAACTCAATGCGAGATTAGCACCACTTTCAAGTTCTACACTACACGCATATTCATCTTCAATTAAGATAGCAGATTACCAACCACCTGCAGATTATTCTACAACACAAATAAGTTCTTATAAAGGAACAAAGAATACAATAAAGACAACACTTGACAAAGAATTACCAATTGAAATTAATAAATCTACAGCAACAGCAGTCGTATCAAGGAAATCTGGAGAAGGTAATAAACTTGAAGTAGTAAGAAAGAAATAATTTAATCAAAAATTTTGTTTTCGTATATTTATAATTGACACCAAAGTGTTTCAGAATGAAATCAAAATTTAATCACAAATAGGAGTAAAAATGGGAGTTTTAGACAATACAACCATAACAGTGGACGCTATATTAACGAAAAAAGGTCGTGAGTTATTAGCAAAAGGTGAAGGACAATTTAAAATAACAAAATTTTCATTAGGAGATGATGAAATAGATTACAATCTATATGATGTAACGCATCCTAATGGTTCTAATTTTTATGGAGCTGTAATAGAAAATATGAATCTATTAGAAGCAATTCCAAATCAAGATTTAGCATTAAAATACCCACTCGGAGATTACGAAGGTAATACTGGTGGTGGTGGAACAGGTGGTGGAGACACTGGTAATTATGTATTAACAGCAAATCCAACATCAGCAACAATAAATGGTGGTTTCGCACAAATATTCCAGTTTACAATTACTGGATACGGTGGTGAAGCTGACTTTTCATATAGTTTAACGGATACAACTTATGCAACTTTATTACAAGCTAATCCAACGACTGGAACAGTTAGAGTAAGAACAACAAATCCACCATCAACAAAATCGACCGTATTAAATGTAACAGAAAACAACACTGGTAAACCACTATCAGTTCCAATTACTATAAACAAGTATGATGGAGTCATAAGATAAAATAAGGAATAAACAATGAGTAAAATATTATTAGAAGATAGAGATATAGTCCAAGAAAGTAATGTTACTTTAACATCAGGAATTTGGTCAGAGGGAGCAACTTCATTAACAGCTTACCACACATCATCTACACAATCAGGTTCAAATGGAACATATTTTTTACAGACATTCAATAAAGCAACATCTGATGCAA